CGTCGGGGTTGATAGAGCCTAGAGCGGAAATATCTTCGACAAACTTGATCGCAGTCCATTCTGCGGAAGTCCATTTATCACGGAAGTACTGCAGGATGTTCTGGGAAATGGAAATGTCAGACATATCCATCCAGCCGTTTTCGTCCTCTTCCACATCGTCAGGATGATAGAAGGTGTTGACATTCTGGAGGGTATAGACCCCCTTTATCACGATGACCGGGGTCAGGCCTGTTCTGACGGCATTGTCTCTCAGGGAGTATCCACCATCTGAACCGAGCTCCCAATATCTTTCGGATGCAGCAGGAACTGGAAGCCATGAAAGTTTTTCGCCTTCATAGTAGTCCGTGGGGCCGTCTGCGTTGACTCTTTCCATGATTCCGATGATTGCGGCGGCGATCTCTGCAGGATGTCCTGTACAACCGGGAAGTGAGGCGGCTCCGCTGGTTCTGTCGATCTTTCTGTCTGCGTCTGCTAGGAATGTATCCCACTCAGAAGCGATTCTGGTATTGTCACAAACCATAGACCGGAAAGGTCTTCCGATTTCTTTCTGGTACAGACCGGTAAAATCATTCCCTTCGCCGTTATAGGCGGAGAGCTTGTCCAGGGTCGTTCCGTCGATGTCGTATCCATGGACAAGAGCCGTATCGTTGGCGTCGTTGTTCGCTGTGGCGGTCAGAGCGGTGTCGATATCGGGGTCAGTGGTTCCGCCGGACATATCCGAAACGGTTGCAGTCAGACCGGCAGGGACTGTTCCGATGACTTCGATTGCCATGAAATTCCCGAATGTTCCCTTGTTTTTTGCCGTCCAGGTCAATACACCGAGGGTGTCGTCTGCGGCGGTTGCAGGGGAATCGAGAAGTTTCAAGACTTCGGCATACAGAGCCGTTGCGGCCTGTGCTGCAGTCTGGTCGACTACGGTCTGGATCTGTGCTTCGAGATCCTTGTCACCGTTCAGGCGGACGCCCCAGGTTCCTTTTCCGGTTGCGGTTCCGGCGACTGTCAGGGTTCCTGTTGCGGCGGCTCCTCCGGCTTCTTCATCGACCGGGAGGATATACATGTCAACAGCTTTTTTGCTCCCCCGTTCTGCTGCTATGGCAAGACGGTGAAGAACAGATCCGCGTCCTGCAAGGACTCCGACCTGTTTGGCGCTGGCAACTTTCAGGCGTTCGAGCGGGAGGTCAAATGTGGACAGCTGCTGACCTGTGATCAGGATCTGTCTGTTAAGTCCTCCGGCTCCTTCGCCATTGATCAGCCCGAAAAAATTCCCGGCTGCTTTCGAATTTGCATTAGGCATAATTTACTCCTTTACAAGGATTTTAAGGTACAATGGTTCCGGGAGCCTCATTTCCAGACTGGGCCGGATTCCCTTTAATCGGAACGCTTCCGCTGTACGGAATTTCGCTCCATTCAGGATATGCTGCCACATCAAAGCCGAGAAGATCTTCAGGGACAAGTCCCGTCAGTGTAATCATGGCCCTCATGGTGCAGAACTCTCCTTTCGTGTTCGGCTGTTCCTTTCGGACAGTCGGAACCCACCTGTTCCCGATGTTCGGAATCTTACGGAGTCCTACCGTAGCGGGCAATCCTAAATTCCTATTCTGTGGGTCCATCAAGACTGAAAAGATCAGACGGATGAATTCATCCATCGATCTGTCAGCCAGGAATTCGGACCTTGAAAATGTCGCAAGGGCGGCGGCGTACTCTTCGGCTGTTTCTGCCGCACTGAGGGCCACAAGATCCCCTGTCGATTTCTCTGATACAGTCAATATGAGGTTGAAAGTCATATTGTGCTGGACCGGTCCGGATGGTGAGCTTGATCCTTTCGGAAAGTCTCCTGAATTATAATAGACCTGAACAGTCCGCTTTGAATTGTTCTCTGCTGCGGACTGATCCCGTTCAATAAAGCCGATGGTATTCCAGGCGGTTCCCTGCTTCGAACCAAAAAGATCGACCAGGGCGTCCCGGACATGTTCAAAAATCATGTTCATGCCGGTGCCTGCCCTGTCTTTGTCAGATAGATTCTAACGAACCAGTCATCGTCTGTCACCGGTGCTGATTCCACTGAATACCATTCGTATGAATCGGCGGAAGGCCGGAAGAAGTCTGTCGGGGCATATGCCATACATCCCTTTCCGGGGATAACTGCCAGATCTTCCCGGGCGATAACAAGATAGGGCTTTTTGTTGACAATTTTCATCCCTTCCTGATTGTATTCGCTCGATGCCTTCCGTCCGTTTGCAGTGACTCCTGACAATTTCGACCCGTCAGGATAGACAAGATCAATCGAAAATCCCCATTCGGCGATCGATTCTTTTGTTCCTGCTGCTATATCCTCACGGGCTGAAATCATTTGTCACTACCTTCAGAAGAGGCAGGAGCTGTGCTTTTCACGGGAGCGGCTGCCTCTGTTTTCTTTTTCTTCAGAGAATCCTTGAATTTCTTCTCATCTTCCTTTCCTTTGGAATGGAAAGATCCGGATTTTTCAAGGACTTTCTGGTCTTTTTCAAAGGATTCTTCGCCGGGCTTTGATGCCCGGTTTCCTTTGTAGGTTCTGGTTCCGGCGGGCTGTTTCATCAAGCGCCTCCTGCTACCTTGCGGAGCTCTTCATTTTCAGAAGTGAGCTTCTTCACGGTTTCTTCCAGAGCTGCTTTTTCCTCTTCCAGTTTGGAAACGGACGCCTCAGACTCTTTCAGCTTTGCAGAAACTTCCTTCACCTGTTTTTTCAGGACGGAATCATCGTCATTGCCGGAAGTAGTCATAGGAACTGCAGAAGACGAAACGAGTCCGGCCTTCTTCCAGTTTTCGACGTCCTTTTCCCATTTCTCAAGGAGTTTTTTATCCTTGGGAGGATCTGGAAGCAGTGAATTTTTCTTGTAACTTTTCCCGCCGATCTGGATAGTCCCACGGCCTATCCAGTACAGTTTTTCTTTATCTGCCATGGTTTACCCCTTAACCGACTACGGTTTTTCCGGTGATGAATGCGTCGGTCTGCGTGGTAGCATAGATCGGAGCCGACTGGACTCTCAGGATTGCATTCTTTCTGCTTCCGCCGGGATAGGCGTCAGTATAGAAGAAAGAAGGATCGATCACACCGGGAGCCGCATTCAGCTTCATGGGAGGGATCTGGGTTCTGGGAGTGATCCCGAACGTCTCTCTCAGGTACTGCATATCGAGGCTGGTCATCGGAAGGGTATCGGGAGGACCGAAGTATCTGTCTGTCCGGACTTTGATAGGCATCATGACAAACTGATCGGTAGGCATGTAAGGAGTGCTTACGCCGGCGTCAGTGTCATAGTAGGCGGAGTATGACAGGATGTGGACAGTTCTTCCCATATTGGTAGCGACTTTTCCGACATAGGTCATTCCGCCCATGATGGCTCTGCTGAGTTCTGCAGGAGCTCTCATTTCAGGGTTCTTTTCAACAGTCACGATCCGGCGGCTGTTGCCTGCAGTCTGGACAAAGGGGTTGGCGAAAAATCCGGCGATGGTGTCTTCACCCATTACCATGACATAGTTTCCGCCCATGCTCTGGCCGGCGACCTTTCCCTTCTGGATCAGCAATGTGATCTTAGAATCGATGTCAGCGATGGGGTCGTTTGTATCGACGTCCCATCTGTCACCGGCGGCATAGGTTACGATCAGGTCAGGATCACGGAGGAAGTCCAACTGATAGTTGGGGTCAGTGGTTCCGAGGATCGCAGGCTGAACACCTTCCAGGATGGATGAAGCGGCGGCAAGCTCATGGAGCCTGATGGTCCGTTCCAGCATTCTGTGATATCCGTCGATACTCATGTCCCGCATTCTTTCGAGACGGGATTTCATGGCATAGGGATTCTCACCGGCCATACGGTCTGAAATATCGACAGCGGAAATCGGCATGGTTTCCGCAGACAGGGGGGACTTTCTGGAAATACTGGAATAGTTTCCTTTGGCAATCCCGTTGTTGTTGAGATATTCACCGACAGTACCGCGGATGATGAACTTTGCAGTTTTCTCATTTCCGCGGATGATGTCGATGTCTGCGACTTCGGCGTCAGTTTTGATGATCGGACGGCCCCAAGAGAAAAACGAGAGAAAGCCGGTCACGACCCCTATGATATTGTTTTCGTCGAAAAATTCGGCGAAGTAGCGGGAAAACCCGTCTACGTTACTGGGTGTTGTAAACATCGTTCACACTCCTTTTTAAGTATTTTCGTACTCGTCGACGTCAGTCATGTCTTTAAAGAACAGACCTTTATCGGCGAAATAATCGCGGGAAGTCTTTCCGGTTGCGAGAACCTGAGTATCCAGGTCGTCATTTTCGAAAACAACTTTTCCTTCATCCAGAGTGCCATCTCCTCCGATGATTACTTCCTGCATGTCCACATCACCGGCGTCAATAGTTGCGGCCAGGATGTCGGGTCCATGATAAACACCGTAGGGGAGCTGAACTCCGCCGGCTCCTGCAGCTGCATCGAGGATCGCAAGCTTTC